GTCTATTGCTGATATATGTCATTAAAGTCTATTTCCCCTAAGTCTTGTTCCGTCTACCTGCTTGATTTTGGTCATTACTGCTCGTGCAATATCGTCTGCATTTGCATTACCACCAGCATTAACGGTTACATTATAAGTATACACTGAACCATCGGCAGATTGTCCACTATTGATTGCTTCAAGATTCTTTACCCCAAAACTTTGTACAGCAGGACGCTTAACTACAAATTCTCCAGGGGTAAGCATAGCAGGAATTGTGTCTGAACCAAGTGGACTTCCTCCATTAGCAAGATATCTACTTGCAACTTTTCCACCCATTGAATATCCCATCAAGCCTCCATTTGCAGAATAGGTGGTTCCTTGTTTCCAAACATCATAAATATTGTCCCAGATCCAACCTGCTCCTCCTGGTTTTGGCATATTTTTAATTTTATAGCCTTCTGATGGGTAGTCCCAAACGTATTTTTCTCCAATACCAGAAGGAGATGGTGGCATTGCAACAGGTTGTTTAATCCACATCCACTCTTTTGCATTCCATACCCACTTATGTCCAAAAATATGTGTTGGTTTTTTGGGTTGTTTTCGTGGTGGGTCTGCTCCTCCATTGCCACTGCCATTGTTACCAGATCCACTACCAGATCCACTACCAGATCCACTACCAGATCCACCGCTACCAGAAGAACTTGATCCAAGTGCTATAGCAAGTTCACGCTCTGCAATCTTTAAGTTAAGTCGTGCAATTTCAGCTTCATAAGCTTCTCTTGTTCTACCATTAACAATAATTCCGTCAAGTTCTGCCTGTCGTTTTGCCTCAAGAGCTCTCATTTGTTCTTCTTGTGCATACCCTGCAGCCTTGACTCTTTGATTTTGTACCGCACGAGCAGCAGCAGAAATATCTCCAGAAGTCAAAGCAATGGCTACGTCAAGCTGATCTTTTTGTTGTTCAGCAATTTGAGAATTAATTTTTGCAATGTCTTCAAGTGCTTTCTTACGCTTATCGTATATCTTATTGATTGCCTCTTCTTTAAGTGCAATGACATTAAGTGCTTTTTGCTGCTTGTCTTTTTTCTTATTTAATTTTGCAAGTTTTTTATCTTCTTTAGTACCACTACCGCTGCCGCTAGGATTTGGATCTGGATTTGGATCGGTAGTTATTATTGGTGGTAACGCTGCATCAACAGTTGCATCTAACTTTCCATTTTTCTGAAGTCTATCCATATAATTAGCAAGTTGATAAACACTTGAAAGGGTGTTTTTAATAGCTCCTGCAGCAAACTGTGCATATCTTTGTGTTTTTGCAAGAATAGCCCAAGTAGCCTGAAAGCCTACAGTATTTACAGACATTGTATATCTTGATTGAAGAGTTTTATGTGTTAACAAATATTCAGCCATTGATGCACTAATTTGACCACTTGTAAATTGTGCAGTAACAAGAGTTTTAAACTCTCCATCTTCAATTGTGTCGCCCTCTAATAGAGATAAAATGTTTTGTGCTGCAGGATCATCTGGATACATAAACTCAACTTGTGTTCTAACTTGACTATTAAATTCTGAATCTGATGTTTCAGCTTTATATTGAATAATTTTATCAATAGCCTCTTGTTGTTTTGCTAAACTAAGATCCATTGCATCTTTTCGTTCTGCCTCAGTTAAGTTTAGATCTGCAGTTGCAACATCAGCCATACCAACAGCTTGAGCATAATTATTCATTTCTTGTATAGCAAGACCAGTAATTGCCATATCATTAGATCCAGCTGCATTTGGACCATAGTCACCACCTGCAAATCCACCACCACTACTAGTATTTGAAGTATTTCCCATTAATCTTTGAAATTCTCCACTTGTATTTTTTTGTTGAGTAAGATTATTAAAAATATCTGTAGAAGTATTTCCAGTAAGTGCTGACACTTGTTGGTTTGCAATACTACCAATTTGTGAATTTCCAGCTTTTTGAGCAATTGCACTTATAAGAGTTGATGCATCTGCCTTACTTAATATTCCTTGTAAAACTGCAGTTGTCATTGTTTGACCAAGATTTTCACCAATTGAAGATATAGTTTGATCTGATTCAATTCGTCTTTGAACATCTGCTAAAATTTGTTGTGCTCCACCACTTTGTTCTAACATTTTTTCACCAGCAGAAAGCTGTTCAGCTGTCGTTCCAAGCATTCCAGCTTCTCTTGTTGCTTTAGCACTTTCTGAAGCAGATACTGTTCCAAAATCTTCTGCAAGAGCTTTAAGTGCAGAATTATTTACTGTTGCCGCATTTGCCATCTCAACAGTCTTTTTTCTATTAGCTTCTGTTGCGGCATTGGCAGACATTACAACTCCAACTAAACCTACCAGTGCTGCAGCAACTAGTGCAATTGGTGCAGGTAACATCATAAATAGTGGACCAATCATAGCAAGGGTTGATCCAAGACCTTCAAGACCAGGAACCATAGCAACAGCTCCACCAGCCATAGCAAGTCCCATACCAACGCCCATACCGCCCATACCCTTAACTCCACTAGCAATACGTGAACCTATGCCTGGTTTTTGTGGTGCTGGAGCAACAGCAGATTTTTGTGCAGCATACTGTTCTCTACGTTGTGCATTACGTTGGTCACGTTTTTCTTGTGCAGACATTGCTTGCTGCCCTGCTGCATTTGAAAGTCTTGTTTTTTTGCCAGTCGTTGGGTCAGTTGAATAAAATTGATTTCCAGATCTAGAAACAACTCCCCTGGAGTTTCTTGCAGCCTGTCCAGTTTTGCTTGCACGTGGCTTGCTTGATGTTCTTCTTGTATCTGACTTTATTCTACCTGCAGAAGTTTTTGCTTCTTTACTTTCTTTTGCATCTATAAGTCTAAGAACGCTATCTGATGGCTTAAGTTTATTTTGAGCTAAATACTGCTTTATTTCAGCAGAAGTCATTTTTTTCATTTCAGTAAGGTGTGCTCTTGCAAGTCCAGTATCTGTAAATGATTGATTACCAGATATTTCACGACCCATAGCAACATCTCGTTTTCTTTGTGTTGCTCCAGCTCCATACCAAGGCATTCCGCTAATTAATGATTTTCTATTTCCAACTCCCTCTTGTGCAAAAGAAGTTTTTCTTGTCATAACTGTTTTTGCAGCTGCCGCAAATTTTGTTCCAGTTGTTGCCTTAGTTACCTCTCTTTGAGAAATCCTAGCTAGGTCCGAGTCGCTTATTCTTCCGCCTTGCTGTGCAACTGCACCTGCAATTCCACCAGTAATGTTTTGAGCAAGTGCTCTAATGTTTTTGCCTTCTGGACCCTTCATTAATTTTTGAATATCTTTTTCAGTTGTAGCAAGACCCATTTCTGTAACAATTTGTCTAACTATTGGTGAGGCAAATGCTCCCTTTCCTCCTCCAACTGTTCTAATTTCTGAAGCTAAAGCTTTAGCATCTACCCCAGAATTCTTACCCTCTGCTGTAAGTTGTTTATTTGTTCTTTGTGATAAGAATCCAGTTGCATTTGAGAATACATTAAATGCTCCACCTGCAAATCCAGGAATATTTCCAGCAACCATACCTTTAATAAGTGGGGCATATTTCTTTGTCATTGCTGCAGGAATTATAGATTCTCCTGGAGAAAGCATTGCAGGAATAACATCTCCAGCACCCTTTGGACCACCAACAGAAACTACACCACTTGCAAACTTGCCTGGCTTTGGTCTACGTCCTACTGCTCCACCAGCCCCTGCACCCTTTTGAGCAGCAATGTTTCTTTGGTATGCAGTTGTTAGTGCATCTACTGCAGCCTTTTCAGCTGTAAATGTTTGATGTAGTTTAGAGTGAACTTGATCAAGGGAAGCTGCGGCAGCGGCTGCGTGAATTTCGCTTTGTGTCATATATTCAAATTGATTACCAAGAATACTAGCATCACCAGATGTTTTTCTAAACATCATACTGGCAGCACCAACAAGCTTAAGAATGTTAGCAATACCGTTAGCAAATAGACCAACAGTCATAAGTAGTGCTGGGAATATTCCACCAAGAACTACTGTAAGTCCAACAACAAACTGCTTGACACCAGCATCCATACCATTAAACTGTTGAAGAAGTTTTGTTCCAAACTCAATAACAGGGGTAATCAATTTAAGGAACTCTTCCCCTACTGGGGCAATTGCTGCCTGGAAGTCTGCAAATGCTTTTTCAAATTTATAAGTTGTAGTGTTTTCAATCTTACTAAGTTCTCGCTTAGATAGGATTGCAAGCTCTTGTGTGGTTGCTGAGGTTAGCTCTAAGACTCTTTGAGCCTGTGTACCCTCGCCAATTACGTTTTGGAATAGTGTGGATAAACGTGAGAACTGGAACTTACCAAATAGTTGCTCAATGGCACGAGCACGATTAAGTGGGTCAAGGGTATCGAGTGCTGATGCAAAATCAATAACAAGCCCCTTGATATCTCCTTTATTTGAATTAACAATATTTTCAATATTAATACCAAACCCAGCAAGCATTTCTTTTGCTTTGCCAGTTGGATTAATGAGGGCAGCAAGACCTGATTTAAGTGCGTTAGCACCTTCTGAAGCATTAATACCACCTTCCTTCATTGCTGTAAGGAAGAAGGCTAGATCTTCAACATCTCCACCAAGTTGCTGAACTACTGGACCAGCCTTTGGAATAGCTATTGTAAGATCCTCAATAGATGTTACTGACTGGTTTTCAACTGCGTTAAGGAAGTCAATTTTTCTAGCAAGTTTGTCGGTTGCAGTACCAAATGTATTTGTAAGGGATACCGTTGTTTCAAGAGCTTGTGTTTGCTCTACGTTACCAAGAACTGCAAGACGAGTTGCCTGTGCAACTTGTCCAAGAAGATCTGCACCAGTCTTACCCATAGCTGCAGCTTCTGATGCAAGGTTTAGAGTATCCTTAACAGCAACGCCATACTTTGTGTACTCTCCTGCAAGAGACCTAATAGATTCAATCATTGTGTCTGTTTCTTCAACAGTTGTGCCAAAGTCACCATAAACACGTCGGATCTTGATAATCTGTTTTTCAATATCCATAAAAGATTTAGCGGCAGCAGCTGCAAACATTGTAAGTGGAATTGTAAAACCAACCATAAGCTGACGACCAGCCCATTGTGTATTCTTACCCCAGTTAAGAAGTTGTGTAGAACCCTGCTTGACTAGCTGATTCATTATCTGCATTTTTTGTGCAGAAACCATTGTTTTTGTAGCAAAGTCTTGCATATCAAGAGCAAGAGGTCTAATCTTAATAGCCTTTAATGCACCGTTAGCATCACGACCCATAGATATGTATTGTGTTTGCAAGTCTTTAACACGTTCAATTGCTACCTTTTGAATTGTGCTAAATTCTTTTTTAAAGAAGTTTCCAAATGTGCGAGTTGATCCCATTGAATAACGGAAATACTGCCCCATAGAAAGCTTGTTCTTTTCAAGAGCAGTTGAGAATGCTTCTGTAGAGGACTTAATATTCGTCATAGATGCAGCAAACTTGCCAGTGGAATTAACCGAGTTAATTAACTCTTGGTTTAGATTTGCAGCTTTATTTGCTGCAGTCTTACTTCCATTGGCAAGTTGTGCATTGAAAACTGCAATTTCTCGTTGCAGTCTTTTGATTGATGAAATGGCATCCGACGTATTTACATTTACGCCAATATTAGCAGTTACATCGTCAGCCATTCATTTACACCTCTATTTTAAATTTAGCTAACGCCAAGTGCATCTGAGAGTTTGACTCCTGATGCGGCTTCCACAACTTGATAAACTGTTGGTAAATCAATGTTGTCTTCAAGAGCAGCTATATCTCCTGAAATTTCTGGCTTGTACTGCTTCATTGCAATCTGTACACATTCCATAAGAAGATTCATTGACTTCTCATTATCTTCTGCTACCTTTGCAATGCCTTCAAACTTTTTCATAAATTCACGAAGTAGTGAAATCTTGAGTGGGCGAACGGTAATAGTTGTACCGTCAATTAGTACAATGTCTGTTGCTTCATTAATTGTTGTTGCCATTTTTTCCTCCTTGTTAGGCTTATTAAATTATATCACAGAAGGCGTTTAGTTTTCGACTAGTTTTTCATAACTTAAGCCCATACCAATTCCAAAACCTGCATTTGCAGCGTTAGGTCCTTGGAGAGCCACTACATCATTTGAATCACTAGTCATTCCACCACTAAAGAACTTTGCTTTCTTTTCTTCCCATAGGTCCTGACTACCACTTTCTTTATCAAGGTCTACTCCCTGGATACCTGCAAAAAATCTTTTTTCTTCATAATCAAGATCTCTTTTTATGTTTAAAATAGATACTAGTTCTGGCATTGATATTGATGACTCAAGTTCTTCAAAATCTTTCCATATTCCCAAAAGAAATACTTCTGCTTCTAGTTTTGCTAAGTCAAGGCTGTCCCAAGTGGATCCGCTTTCTACTGCTTGATCTTTTACTGGCTCTTCTTCATCATCGCCATTAATTTTAATTCCAGCTGAAATATCTAATACTTCATAAATAGCTGGTAGGTTAAGACTATCTTCTAAGTCTTCTATTGTTTTTATAGATGGATAAAATTGTTTCATACATACTTTTGCACATTCTGCTAATGCAGAGATTGCCTCCATATCATTTTTTGCTACCTTGACCTTTTCAAATACTTTCATAAACTCTCTAAGGTATTTTAACTTTAATGGTGTTATGTATAGTTCTGTACCATCTATTAAATGTATCGTTCCTGATTCATAAATTTCTGTTGCCATACATCTATTGTACCAAAAACAAAACTGCCCAGAGCCGAAACCCTGAGCAGTTCTGATTGTATTAAATTATGATGCTAGTGTGCGGTCTACAATCTTACCGTATGACGCATTGTCATTGGGAAGAAGTCTGAATGATACCTCAAACATTGTAGCTTCATCACGCTTGGCTGATACTGTAACACTTTCAATTGAAAGAGCACGGTATGCAACATAGACACGTTCGATGGATGAACCAGCTGCACAGTCTCCTGTACCTGGACCAACAGCAACGAGACCACGCTCAACTGGACACTCACCAATGTTTCCTGCACTAAGGTTTAGTACACGGTCACCCTTGTAACCGTATGCACCAAATGCACCGAAACCTGAAGCACTGTTGTCAAAACCATTATCTGGAGTTAATCCACCTTTTAGATCGGTTGCTTGACCAGCAATAGCGAACAATAGATTGTCAAGTGTTGCTTCAGCGAATGCAGTGTTAAGATTAACCTGCATACCCTGCTTGTAAAGCTTGGCAACGTCAAGAACTTGATCAACCTGTACTTCACCGAAGTCAGGCTGGAATACAATTTCAAGACCATTCATTGTGTAACCAACATTGCGGAAATCAACATCGTTTGTGAGTGTTGTATTATATGCAACGTTCTTTACAAAGTCGGGCATATCGATTTCAGCTTGAGCGTTGGTAATACCACCACTTGTGTTCTGACCGATTGGACCGTCTTCGAATGTGAAAAGTGCTGCTGCACCAACGATGATGTTAGCACTTGTACCTCTTTTATAATCTGCCATAATTATTTCACCTCTTTCTTTTTATAGAATAGTAGGGCGAAGTTTCCTCTTTATAATTATATACGGTTATTATGCAAATGAATCAGATTTGTGCCAGTCATAGTCAATAATTATTTTATTTCCTGCATAAGTGCGAGCTGTTCCAAAATCTATAATATCACGAGTTTCTTCAAGCTGATAAATTTTAATTGAATGAAAATATGGCATAAGAAAATCTGTTCCATCAAAGGTAACTTTATTGTGAGTAACACCATCAACAGTTACTGTTCCATTTGCTTTTAAAGCAATCCAAGCATTTAAGTCTTTTGCTGAATCATCTCCGCTATCAAGAAGATCTTGAATCTCTTGTGTCATTTCAATCAAATTAACTACAGCTGTTTCTGTAAGTGCATAGAAGTAGTATAGTAGCTGTTCGCACTTAATGTATGGGAATGGTGTTCTACGCATCTTGAACATCCTATCAAATACCGCAGCTTGTCCCTGAAAGTTATATCTTGAAGTACCACCAGATGTTAAAACATCAAGACTGAAGTTTTCTGCAACACTAAAATCACTTGGATATGTTGGAAACATTGGAACAGCCCCAAATCCTCTACTTGCAAGTTTTTCTTGTAAGTATTTATTAATAAAAATTGGTGGATAATATATTGCCATTATGCTTTAGCTCCTAAGTTTGCTACCCAAGTATAGCCAGTTGAAATTCCTACTGATCTTCCTCCACGTTTCCCAGCACCTAAATTCTTTTTATATGTAGTTGGATTTTCTAAATACTTTATTATTCCACTAGATCTAATAAAGGCTTGGGTAAAATAATTATTAAAAAATGAATCAAAGATTTTATTAAATCCACCTTGTGCTGCTAGACCACCTGGATTATCCACAACAATTGGATTTTTTGTAAAAACCTGTTCTCCACCATCATTAAAAGTAAGCACTGAAGACTTCCTTGGTTTTATTACTACTGAAATTCCATTTTCAATAATTCTTGCCTTGTCATAAAATGGTGTAGTTGATCCTTCTTTAACAGATGTTGACTGTCTAAATGTGGATTTAATAGAAAGTCCTAGACCTGAAACAGTATAATCAATGTCATATAGTCTGGCTGCTGGACTCCCAACCTGGTTCCATTCATAGACGTGATGAAGCACTGCAGGGTTTGTTCGTGCTGATGAATCAATATATCGTTTAATAAGCTCTATTGCTTCTTTACCTATTGATGTTAGTATTTGCTTTTTGCCTCTTTGAATACCTTCGGCAAACCCAATTGAATACTCCATAATGTTATTGATCTCTTTTTCAAATGTTTTATTATCAAATGTTACTCTCACTATACATCCGCCCCCTGGTTTTCAGAGCGGCGTAGGACTACCTTGTAGTACTCTACTGTCCCAAATGGATTAACAAATGGTGCTTGAGTTGCAATTTCAAAAAGTGTTGATTTACCATTTCTTGGTCCAGACGTTTCTAGATAAATTGGATTACCAGATTGATCACGAATGTTACTTATAACAATATTTGTTGCTGCATTCTTTGCATTAAGGCTTGAGATACGTATATCTTTTTTTACTCTACCAAGTAGTAGCATATCAGTTTTAATGTCTGGATCTGGTTTAATATCTTCTTTATATGAAACTCCAGCTTCATTAAATGAACAAACAATTGTTTTGTCTAATACCCAACTTTTAGTAATATTTCCATAAGCAGTTGTATCCATAATTGGATAAAAAACATCTGCCATCATAGGGAACATAAAGTCTGGGGTTTCGCAAATAGACATTACAGCACCCCTAGTCTTGTAATTGACTTAGCATACTTAGAAAGTATTTTGTCTACAAGAATATTACCTGTTCCTTCAAATGACTGCTTATCAAACTGTAGCTTATACTGGTCTGTATTATAGGCTGTTACATAACGCTTATAGTAATCAAGCTGTCCACATTCGATATCAGTGATTAGTAGTTTTGTTGCACGAGCAATATCTGATGGAACAAACTTGTGTCCAAACTCTACCTCAAATTTATAGTCAAATGTGGTTGAGAATATACCAAAATAAGTTGTATCATTGCTAATATAGTCTGTACCGCCAGCAGGTAGAATAAGTGCAGCACCTTCGTACCTATTTAATGTTCCAACATATGTTTGAGTTATAGCTGTACCGTCTGCTGTTATTTCAAAGTTTTTTTCATATGCTGTTGGATTTGATGAATTATAAATAAGCACATTGTTTTCGTATACTTTAAGAACTTTTTTAACATCATCCCACACTGGAACATAGTCTGCACCAAGTCCAACAACCTCTAGCGTTTTCTTTTCGTAGTAAAATCCTTGAGGAATTACTGCATCAATAACTGCTCTTGCAAGTTCTTCGTGTTCTGTTTTAGTAGCAATGTCTGTTGCTGTATCTGCAAGAGTGTTTGGATCAACATATGGTCTGCGTACTTGATAAGATTCATCTTGTAAAATATCTCCAGATGCATCCTTAATAACTACATTATAATCATTGTCATACTTTGCTGGAAGAGTGATGCTCCAAACATACGCAGCTTTATTTGTAACGGTTTGTGTAGAAACTGAGTTATCTACCAGGTCAGTAATAGTTGCTGTAAACACCTCATTACTGGTATAAGTCGCTGGGATAGTATATGTAAACCCAACGCTAATATATGGTGATAATCTCAATAGTTCCATTAAACTCCGTACTCCTCTGCAACCTCTTCTGGGGTTGCGGTACGCACGTGATCACGCTTAAGCCATTGTACAGACTCTGCTTTGTCTACGATATTGTACCCTTTTTTAATTTCCCCTACGCCTTCCCACAAGACATTTCGTGTAGAGAATAGTGCTACTGTTTCTTTTTTAACAACTTTAGGTTCTACTGCTTTTACTTTTGGCGATCTAGCCGCAGCTCCTGAGCCAATAGCTCCATTGTCTGTTTCTGTAATTGATCCAGATTTTTTGCCACCTTTGGCAGTTGTGCGAGATGATCCAATTATATTTTCATCATCTGTTTCTGGAATGCCCTTTGATTTTTGTTTTAAGTTTGAAATTGATTCTTCTACCGCTTCAACAGAATTATCTGTTATTTGTTCAATTGTTTCTGATGCTTCTTCGACTGTCTCTTCGACTGTTTCGATAATTGTTTCATTTGACATTTGAAACCTCCTTAAATAATTATATCAGATAGTAAGAAAGGCAGGGACCGAAATCCCTGCCTCCCTAATTCGAACCCAAATTATGAACTTGAATCCTGGCTGTCGCTATCAACCCAAGCTACAGCATCCTCTTCTTCCCACTGAAGTCCGAAACGAACGAATACGGTGTATTCGATTGTATCCTTCTTGGGAACGTACTGACGGTTTACAGTGATATCTCTCTGGAAACCCCAAATACGGTTTGAAGGGAATGTGAGGTCAATATACCCTGTTGGGTAGTAAGGAACCTCCATTACAGGAACGCCAAGTACACGAGTGGTACGAGCAGATCCTAGAACCTGATCAGTTCCATCAAGATATGTATTCTTGTAGTTTTCTGACCAGATGTTGGTTCCAATTGTTCCATTCTTTGCAACGATGCCCTGGAAAGCCTCAGTTCCTGTGTAGAACTTAAGACCTGTCTTGAGAGCACGGTACTTGCGAGGGAGTGCATTAATTACTCCCTGAAGAACCTCTGGAGTCCAGTTGTTGCTTGTAACAGTTGCAGAATACTCGTGAGCATCTCCACCGAAACGAACCTTGCGAACGAAGCCTTCCATAATGTTAAGGAATGCGTTACCTCCAGTACCTGTACCATTGATGGCAAGGTCTTCAATATCGTTTGCGAATGCGTTGGTCATTAGACGAACAAGGTGGTCCTCAAGGGCTGCACCTTCAATGTTGTCTTCTAATGCCTCAGCAGAAACTTCCCAGTCAAGGCGAAGCTTCTTTGTTGTTAGTTCAACCTTAGCAAAGGTTGCACCTGCGTTTGTGTATGTCGCGTTAGCCTGATTTGCAGCACGAATAACTCGTTCTCCAACATTGACCTTTTCGAGCTCCATTGTATTGGCTCTCATTGTGACACGACGACCATCTTTAGCGAGAACAGTTCCGTCCCAAACATAGTCGATAAATCTACGAGCCTGTTCAGGCTGTAGAATACCGCCACCAGCATCACCCGAAGGAGTTACGGCGTTTGGACCAGTTGTAACACCAAAGTTTGCGGTTGGGATGTTTCCTGCTGCTGTTGCACCAGGGTTTGTAACACCACCAACTCCTCCAGATGCGAATGCTCCTTCACCGTTTACTGGTGTTGCACCTGGATAATTTTTAATAATCTCTTCCGACATTTTTGTCACCTCCTAAGTGATTTTTTATTTGAATAGATCGGCAGTTTTGAGGAAACGTCCGTCCCATAGGGATTTCTCAATCTTATCTGATTGATTTTCCTGTACGATCTCGCCAAGATCGCCAGACTTGCGGAAAGCGGTATCTGCCTCAACAGCGTCAACTCTCTTTCCAAACTCGTTAAACTCGCCCTTTGCCTCTGTTACCTCATTTTTTACAGAGTCAATTGACTTGCTTAATTGTGCAATTTGTTCGGCTTGTGCCTGAACAACTGCTGTTAGATCGCTAAAGGCTTTTGTAACGGTATCCTTGATTTCAGCAACTGCTTCTACAAGAACCTCGTCTGATGTTGATACTGAATCAACTTTTTCAGCAACTTCTTCGTCGATTACAGTTTCTTCAACTGCAACCTCTTCTGTTGCCTCTTCTGCTACTTCAACATCTGCCTCTGGAGCGACCTCAGCTTCGACAGCGACTTCTTCTACTGTCTCAGCGACTGTTTCATTTACTTCATCAGTCATAGGACTTACCTCCTTAGTTATCTTAGAAGTATTAATGCCTTTAGCACTATCTACTAAGAACTTCACCATTTCTGGTTTTTCTGCATCTGACTTTTCTACAAAGCCGATGTTTTTCATCTCAGCACCAGTTGTAGGGCTGAGTTCTGATTCATTCTCTGAAAGCATAACAATACCGTTTGCTTCATCCCAGAAAACATTTTCAATTTCTAGGTCCACGCTATCTCCCTTGATTACGTCAATACCGTCTACCTTTTCGACAGACAAAACATTTGCGAACTGATTTGCAGGGGTATCAACTAGTGATAGTTCTACAAGGTCATAGTCTTTAATAATACGTATAGTGGTATCCATCTTCTCATCAAAGGCATCGTCCCACTTATTCATTTTGCCACCAATTGAGAAGCCTGAGAGTGTTCCATCAAGAACTTTTTCCCAAGTATCCTGAGCACCCTTTGAAATATATGTTGAGACATAGATACCTGAATAGAACTTCTTTGTTTCTGGATCAAAGTACTTGTCTTCTTTGAATGATACCATTTTGCCTACAGCTTTTGGTTGGTGCATTTCACGAATGTTACCACGGAACTTTTCAAAAGCTTTAACCGATGCCTCTGGAACAACAATGTCGTTTTGCTTATCTAGATTATCTAATGTAGCAAAACCAGAAACGATGCGACGTTCTGCATCTACTTTTGAGAACGGCATTGATAGGCGAACGTTGTCGCCTTCAGAATGCCACTGGGCTTTAGAAATAGTCATATTAATTAATTATATACCGTTTTTTACAACAATGTTATATTGTTGTTACATTTAGTATAACATATTATTGAGACGCTCTTCCTTCGCCCTGTGCATTTCTTCCAGTGTTAGTTGATGGGCTATCGGAATTATTATTTGTACGTTGTACATCACGCTGTCTGTTCTGTGATGTGTTTGCACGAGCATCAGTTGCCTGACGTGAAGTCATTTGAAAAACTGCATCGCCATCCTGTCGCTGACTAAGACCAAGTTTCTCACGAGCCTCATTAGGAGTAAGAATTTGCATTTTAACGTAACGCTCTAGAATTTGTGACTGTGCAATTTCATCTGTAAGTGTTAGCTCATTAAACTTAAGCTCAAGAATATCTGTCTTCTCTTTGATAATTTTACCAAGAACTTTTTCAAGATTAGTTTGTGCAGGTCGTGCAACCTGTTCCTTAAATGTGCGATCTTGAGCAAGAGCAGCAGCAATACTTGCACCATCTCCGCCACCAATCTTTGACAAAGGAACTTGATGAGCAACAAGAATATCATCACGATTACGAACACGATACTGATTAAAGGATGCCTCCTGTACGCCATTTTCAATTGGCTCCATCTTAAACTCTACTTTATTTGTTTCTGAGTCTCCAGGTAGAGGAATATAAAGTGTTCGGTGTGACTGACCTTTTAGACCTGTTTGCAAGAAGCGGAACATCTTATCTTCCGCATCATCTGATAGCTTTGCACCTTTAAGGGTTACAACGTAACGAGGAACAGCCTTATTGCTAAAGTAGTCAATGTTGTATTGTGAGGCAAGCTGATCTCCGTGAAGAGAAGAGATTGCAGACATAATGTCTGGGATTCCGTAGTATGTGTTGAGTGGAGAATATTCCTTATAGTGGATAATCTCATTTGGACGAGGATCGTCAGTTACTGGGTTTGGGTTAACTGCCCCGAAATTTCTGAAGTAGACAACCTTGTTACCGATAATCTGAACGTAGCCATCCTTTAGTCTACGGACACGCATTGTTGTTGCAGGGATATGACCAATATAACCAATCTCACCCTTTACGGTGCGACCAATTTCAAGGTATCCATTTCCTGTAGCTTGAACATCTGTATAAAACTTCATCATAGTGTTTGTAAAAGAATCATCATCATTGAGATCTTCTAGCCATTCACGCATTGCAATTCTTGCACGTTCAATTCGTTTACGTGCTTTTTCTGCAGCTGAATCTGTTGAGCCTTCAATTGCAAACATAGTACTCTTTGTTGGTTGGAAGTCATAGCCAAGACCAACAATGTTTTCTACCTTTGCATCAATTGCAGCGTGATTAGCAAATGATGTATCATAGTAATTTGCAAGCTCATAAAGATTCCAGGGTGGCGTGATAACATCAAAGAGTCCGTAGCCATTATGGTATACAGTTCCAGGATTAATTTCTTTTGAACGTGCTCCGTCTATACCAGAACTTGTAGCCATTGCACTGTCAAGGTATGCTGGTGTTACATCTACAGCTTTTGCCATTCTTGTAGCACGACGCTTAAAGTTTGCATTTAAACCAGCAAGCGACTTGATACCGTCCCAATCTTTAATAAATGGATCTTGTGCTTTAAAAGTATTTTCTTCTTCTGCAAGACTATCCATCTTGGCACGAATAATATATTCCATAGGCTCTTCACTCATTAGTCTTCATCTCCGTAAAGATCTAGAGTTTGTTTTGCCGCAATTACTGCTCCAAGGTCATTCATATTTGGAATGAATCCCTGCTTCATACGATCAATTTGTTCTGAATGTGTTTCATCTGAAATCTGTCGTGTATTTGGATAAAAGATTGCTTGTCCTTCTGCCTCACCGTAGTATGCAGCAGCATCCATAAGTTTCTTTACACGTTCGTGGTCATTCTTCATTGACTCAATAGATAAAACATTGTTATCTCCGTCAGTGAATGGCTTGCCGTTTGCCTTTACCCAAATATATGTACCAAAATCTGAATAGTCTTCTTTGACTATTGTTAGTCTTGCTTTGCCAAGGGCTTCCTCAATTGGATCTATTTTTTCCTGTTCCATAACCACCAGTATACCATATTATAGAGGATTGACCCTAATTATTGACGACCTAATGCCACTATAAACAGAATAGTCTTGTTGATCAATATTAAGGATATAGCTATCATCACTTCCAGATATCCTGCTATTTCCAAGATATGAATTATAAATAGCGGCGGCATCTAGTTTAATTACCTCTGCACTAGTACTACTAATGCGTACATTATCCCAAGTTCCAAGAGCTTTTGTTTGTGTCCAGGTTTTTGTTTTAATAGTTGACCAATAATTAAAGCTATAGTTATTATTTTCTGCTGCTTCATCAATTTGATAATCTGAAATATTATTCACAATAAATGAGCCAGTTATATCTATTCTATGTTTAAGATTTCCAGTAGAAGCACCACTAAAATTTAATAGATTTTTAAATAGAATACCGATCATATTCCACTCACCATATCTGATTGTTGAATCTTGTACACCATTAACAAAAAACTCAACAGTTGGTGTTAATCCTGTACTAAGGGGTTCATTGTCGCTTAATCTCTTTGCTGTTAATTCTGCATAGTTTGAACTAGTATAAGCTGCATAAATAATAATGGTATCGCCTTTATATTTAATTCTAAAAAGCTCTACATCAGTATTAAGGGTAAATGGTTTTTCATACATAACAGATGCCTCAATAACACTAACCTTATAGTAACTTCTTCCAAATGGATTAATTGGAATTTCAATTCCTCTGGTGGCATCTGGTGTAGCACCAACTAGCTTAATACCACTATATTTTGTAAGGTATAGATATGGTGTTGTATTTTTATATATTGTATAAGGATTCTTTTTGGAATAGTCTCTAACGCTGCTGGTTGTTCCAAATGAATAAATATCTTTTCCAAATCTTGTACCAATAGGGGTACTCACTCCAGAATAGTTTAGAGCTTGTGACGCAATATGAAGCATTTTAATTTTTGCTGGATTTCTAATAATTCCAGGAATATAAAATTCTATATGTGTAACTAATCCAAGATCTGAATAACTATTAAATCCTACAGTTGGTAAATAAACAACAGTATTATTAACTAGTTCATATTTTTTATTTACCCAGCTATCATCTGCATCTGGTTGTATTTCATAGTCTGTTTGAACAGCATTTGTTGTTTTTGTTATTTGATTTGCAGATACAACAGAGGTTGCTATTTCTGAAAACTCTACATATGTTCTTATTGGTGAATTTGTAACATCTGCAAGTTCTGGAACATCTATATTAAACTGAATAAAATCTAGAGAAGATGCCATACTTCCATTAGAATCTCTAATAGTTTGTTTATCAAGTTGACTTAGTGATATGTAATCTTTCCAAGTTCCATTTACAGCTATATCAAGGCTGAATGAGTTTAGAGTGTTTACTCCAATGAGGGTATAGCTTGCAAAATGAATGTCAAATGTTGCAGGAATATTATCATTATCTGCAAGACCATCGGTAAATTCTGCTAACAGTTTATTAAGATTATTTTGATTCATAAAACCAAATTTATAAATATTTCCACGAAAAAGTTTTGGAGTACTATTATCTCTTGCATTAAAGTTTCCTGGACCTCCAAGAAAAACTTTTAGATCTGCTGAGTTATTAAAAAATCTAGAAATTTGTTGATTATTCTGTTGTGCAATAAAAGCGTCTATATTAATACCAGCAACAAACTTTATATTAGCCGTAACAACATTTTCTTTGCTAATGGTAATATTTCCTGTTGGAGAAACAAAACGATAAATAATGTCATTAGCATTTATCACTGCCTCAAAATATTCATTAGAGGAGTTTGTAATTCTAAAAAGTAGTTCATCATAATATGGTGGTGTGTCAATTGTTGCAGTTACAGAAGATACAGAGAATACTCCATAAATTGCTTTAGTTGGATCTTGTAAAACATTAAAGCTATCGAAATATAAATACCCTCCATAGTTATATGCTGTAGATGTATTGTCTATATTATCTGGGGCTATTCTAAAAAATACCTCATTATCCATTACCTCACCAGTTGACAGTGTTGTTGTATCTGATTGTCCGACTAACTCTCTTTGTAGTCTATTCCAGGTTGATAGTGTTTGGTATCCATCTTCAAGAACTAGTTCTGGTAACTTATAGTTTGGTGCAGATAAAACATTATTTTCTGTAGATAAATTATTTATTATGCCGTTCTTCCATCTACCATTTCCAGGATAAATATAGTTGTTTGCATACTTTGACATTTGATAATCAACAACCATAGGAACGTCAAAGTACGATGTATTTTTAACTTCTGGAGACTCTACAGATTGTCCTTTTACAAAATGCAATTTTGCTTTATCTACTGAGATTTGATATGGATATAAAGAAACACAGTCTACCTGCATTGGCACAACATCGTCGTATGCATAAAAGCCAATCCAGTCTTGATCTTTTGATGATCCATTAAGCTTTGTTGGAAACTCTATGTCCCTATAATCATAGTCAATTGAAATAACTGATTCTCCATTTAAAAGAACTCCAGCAGAAGTTCCTGTGTAATAAATGTGAATAAGCATTGGTCTTCCCCATTCACCAACATAATGAGAACCAATTTTATCGCCAATTTTTAATGACATAAACTGACCATTTATGTATAAACCATTATCTCCAGTAATTGGACCAATAATTCTTCTTGGGATATGTGCAGATGCTGATGCTTTTAGCCATACTTCAAGACTTAATCTTTTATTTTTACCGTCTTCATTTAAAAATCCAAGTCCAGGAATAATTAATGATGGCTTTGTTGAGTTGGTGTCAAGGCTAGTGATGTTAGTTGCACCATAAACCATTGGCACTCCAGATGCCCTAGCCTTTAAAGTATTGGTGGCTGAAGATGTTCCAATATAGTAACCTTGGTTTCTTTCGGACCCATAAACATATGCTGGTGTTCCATATGCACTAAGTGCAATTGTTCCAGAAATATCTGAAAGGGATGCAACAGAAAGATTATCATCTAATGCCCACAGTGCTGTAGGATTTTCTGAAAAGATTGCATCTGCATATAAATTAGTCATTTTTCTCCTAACTAAGTTTATCATACTGGGAGTTTTCTGGTATAATAATATTACATACAACAGATGGAGAGACAATGCATTTACATATTGCTACCCCAATGTATGGGGGAAACTGCAAAGGTGTTTACGTTGACGGTCTAATGGCTCTAACCTTTGAGCTTGCACGAAAGGGGTATCAAGTATCCTTTTCAAAGATCTACAACGAAAGCCTTATTACTCGTGCTAGAAATAACCTAGTTTACGAGTTTGAAAAATCTGGTGCTGACGCACTACTATTCATTGATGCCGATGAAGGATTTAATCATATGGATGTTATTGGGATGATTGAGTCTGACAAAAAAGTTATTGGTGCTATCTACCCAATGAAAAACATTAACTGGGAACAGGTACGACAGGCTGCCATTGGCGGTAAAGAGAATCTTGCAGATTACTCTGGATTCTTTGCAATGAATATGCTGCCTGGCGAAACTACGTTTAAACTTAATGAGCCAGTTCCTGTAACTGAAGTTGGTACTGGAATGCTATTCATCAAGAAGGAGGTCTTTGAGATGATGAAGCCACACTGTCCACAGTATATGCTTAATACATCTACTGGTGCATTTGATGCTTCTCAAATGGTGACTGAGTACTTTGCTACTAGCATTACTGAAGATGGTATCTTGCTTTCAGAGGATTATCACTTCTGCCGTAAATACCGTGAACTTGGTGGAGAAGTGTTTGCTGCACCTTGGGTACAAATTGTTCACGCAGGAGAGTACATCTTTAATGGTAAGTTTGCTCACCAAATTATGCTAACTGCAGATAAGGTTGAAGTAGAAGAACCAGAAAGCCCTAAGCCGAAGCCTAGAGCTAAAAAGAAATAAAAGAGAAGCCAGGATTAATTTCCTGGCTTTTTCTTTATTTGTATTTTGTGCCTGTCTCTGGATTTATAAACTCAGATCCATTCCAAGTAAATCCAATACCTGCTTGTCCAGTTTCTTCTGTAACTTCAATTACAGTTTCTGGATCTTCGTTAATGTCTTCTATTATATTTGCTACATAAACAGCTCTTACAATAGAGTCATTTTTACTAATTACCGCAAAATTTGTCATATTATCTCCTAATAGTATATTAGCACAGCTCCAACTCCACCAGCTCCACCAACTCCAGTACCAGCTCCAGCACCTCCGCCGCCGCCGCCACCACCGCCTCCGCCGAGTCCACCAGCTCCACCGTTACGTGAAGTTGCAGTTACTCCAACATCTAAAACTCCACCTCCTCCTGAACCACCTGCTGACTTATATCCAGAACCAGATACTGTATTATATCCTCCTCCAGCATATATGCCATTACCACCAGGATAATTATCGCAAGCACTACCAACACCTGCACTTGCACTTGACGTTACTGATCCACCAGTTCCACCGCCAGTAAAAGTTCCATTCCCACCTGGACCACCAATTACAACAGTTGATGAAGTACCTGCAGATATAGCCGCTCCTCCACCCCCACCAGAAGTTACTGTTTGATAAAAATCAACATTTCCATATCCACCTTGTATCAATGCACCAGCTGTTGCGGTATAGAATCCTTGACCACCTCGACCACCAATGCTATACATAAAACTTGTTGATGGAGAAAATGTTACGTTTGCGGTAGTAACACCAGATCCTCCAGACCCTGATCCATTAGTTCCAGAATTACCAATTGTATTTCCAATACCACCAGTACCACCACCACTAGCAATTAATGTAGAGTATGTTGTTTGTCCACCACTAGAAGCTCCTGGAATTCCGTAAATACCAACTGATCCAGAAGTGCTAAATGGGACCATTCCAAAAACAACAGCACCACCACCGCCACCGCCACCTGCGGTTGTACCAGTAGCATTTGCTCCTGCTCCACCTCCACCAACAAGAATAGCAAAAACATATTCTGGTGCAGGAGATGTAGCAGCAGTAACCGTAAAGTTTCCAGCGGTAGAAATAGTATGGCGGAGTGTCATACCTTTGGGTACAATTTGTGCTTTGTGCATATTACCAGTATATCAGGAGAGCACCAGCTCCACCAGCTCCACCATTAGAAACACCAGCTCCACCACCGCCGCCGCCACCGCCAAGACCACCATTCCCACCGTCTTGACGAGTAATTGTGCTTCCTATTCCATTAGTTCCAGCACCCAAAATTCCTGCACCACCGCCACCACTAGCCCATTTTGCAGCGTTTGTGGTTGTAGCTACAGCTCCGCCTGTGCCACCAGAATACGCATAACTTGAACCTCCATTACCTGCAGTTGCTGCACCGTCATTTGCGGTAGAAGTGATTAGTGCTGCTCCACCTCCACCACCAACTGCACCAGAACCTCCAGCACCAGCTGTTGCACTTCCAGCTGCGGCGTTTGAACTAAATATTCCACCACCGCCTCCACCAGATGTAGCATTTACAGCACTAGTCAATGAACTTGTAACTGAAACACCAGCTCCAGAACCTCCAGCACCACCAATTGAATATACAAAAGTGGATGTAGCTCCACCAGCTTGAGTTGTTGTAGATGCTCCAGCACCACCACTAGCACCTGCACCGTATGAAGATGCAACACCTAAAATGTCTGGACTACTACCATTTCCACCTCCACCAGATCCTCCATAAGCCATCAGAGTGGAGTATGTTGTTGTAGCTCCATTGCTACCAGCAGTTCCAGGACCACCAGCTCCACCTGCTGCCACATACGCTCCAGTTACATAAGGAACCCATCCAGAAACTATAGCTCCTGCTCCACCTCCACCTCCAGCAACTGAAGTAACTCCTCCACCACCGCCTCCTCCAGCACCTACAAGTACAGCAAAAACAAGACCAGGAGGATTAGATAAACTAAGAGTTTTGCTTCCAGCAACGGCATTTGAATATCTAAGTTGTAGACCTGCTGAATCAACGTAAGCTGTTGAAGCTAAAAGATTATTATTTGTTCCAGCAGTATGTGTTTTATATGTTACGTTTCCAGAAAGTGTAATTCCATCTACCGCCTCAAGATACATAGGATATGCAGTACTAATAATATTTAGTTGAGCACCATTATTTACAAAGTTTACTGCTGAAATATTTTCACCTGCAGTAACATTGCTACTTGCTGTTAGGTATCCAGCACTCAGGGCATTTGTAGCTGGAGTCCATTTTAAACCAGTATCTGTGTAAACAGTCTGAGTAGAAGAAGTGTTTGCAGTTACAAAAGTTAAATATCCGACACCACCGCCTGAATTATTAGCGGTAGTACTTATTTGAGTTGCAACCTGTGCAGTAAGGTTTGGAACCATTGTTGTAGATGTAACTGATAGTGGGGCTGTTCCTGTTGCTACCGTTGAAATTAGTTGACCTGTAACATTTACTGTAGTAGCATTAATGGTTGTAGCTGCAATATTTGTTGTTGTCAAAGTATTTGTAGATGGATTAAAACTAAGACCTGCTCCAGTATAAACATTTTCTACCGCAGTTGTTCCATTGTTTGCATCAACAAAGGTGGGGTAGAAGGTTGCAGCCGTAGTATTAGCAATAGTATTTACTTGAGTTGCTGATGTAGCAGTTGCAGCAGTAACTGAAGTTAAACTAGCTCCATTACCATAAAATTTTGTTGCTCCAGTACCACTACCAAAAGTATCTGTTACTGAATCATAAATTTTATTGTTAGTTCCAACATCATAAATTGAATAAACTGTTATCGTATTTGCATTTACATTACCATTAACTGTTGCAGCATTAACATTTGATACCGCTGTTAAATTACCAAGTTTAAGTGTGTCATATACTGCATTTGCAAAATTAACTGTTCCTGTTGGTTGAGCAACATTACTAAATAAGTTCCAAACCTTATCACTTGCATCTCTTACAAGTCCTGTATGATAATCAACTGTTGAAACCTTGTAGCCAGCATAGAATCCAATATCTGAAGTATCTGCAGGATTACTGTCTGAAAGAGATATCAAAGTGTCATCAACCTGAATGGTTGTAGAACTTAATTCACTGGCTCCGTTATTAAAAGTAATGTTTCCGTACACAACAAGGTCATTATTAACTGTTACGTTTCCTGCGTGAGTTATGTTTCCAAGAGTAACATTGGCTGCATTGCCAATGTGTACTGTGGTTGCTGTTGTATTATAAAGTGTGGCGGTAGTTTGATTAGTTGTAATATCTCCACCATTTACCGCAATGTCTCCAGATGTAATAATAGTTGTAGCATTAACATTTGTTGCAGCAACATTTGTAGCATTAAGAGTTACTACTGTATTTGAATTAAGTTTGGATGCATCAAGTGTGCTTGTTGAGTCAAGCAGTGTTGCAGCACTTGGAATAGTTGTGCCATTTACAGAGGTAACATTTGGAAGAGACGTGGTAGTTGTATAAACACCATTAGTAACTGTTCCAGCATTACCATCAATGGATACGCCTGTTAGTGTTTGTGATGCAGTAGTTCTATTAAGTGCTACGGCTGTTGTTCCAACATATACCGTTGAATTTCCAAGGATTCCAGATGGAATAGTTCCTGTTGTTATTGTAGAAGCATTGGTGTTTCCAATCAGGGTGGTTGCATTGACAGTAGCAGCATTAACATTGCCAGAAAGACTTATATTAGTACCAGCAACATTGCCAGTAAATGTAGCACCTGAAAGATTGGCTACCCCAGCTTCTTCAGCTGTTTGATTAATCCAAAGATTTGTTGCTAAATTGTAAGCTAAAAATTCATTATCTCCTGGTATTGAATTAGCTGTATAGT